GTACAAGTTGCACCATACATATATAATTTAAAGCTGATTGGCGGTGAGCCTTTAGTCATGAAGCAGTACTATGAGTTACTTGATGCTATTGTTAGTTCAGGCCACTCTAAGAATATGAACGTAAAATATCAAACAAATCTTTCTATTCTGACTCACGGCAAATATAATTTTACGGACTATATTGATAAATTTAGATTGTTTGAAGTTACTGCGTCATTTGATGGAATCGGTGTTTGGAATGATTACATTAGGAGAAGATCTAACTGGGATCAGATTGTTTCAAATGTAAAAGAATTGCAACAGTATGAAAACATTCGAATTAATGTTAATGGAGCAATCAGTTTCTTAAGTGTTCTTAGATTTTACGAACTAATTAAATGGTTTGACGAACATAATCAATATTTTCACCAGATAAATTGGTCTAATATTAGAAATCCTAGTAAATTATGTGCGAATGTTTTACCCGATAAAATCAAAGAAAACCTGATTCCCAAGTATGAAGGATTTCCTGATATACAAAATGTACTAAAAGAATCTAACTATGGCTTAAATTACAAAGACACAATCAGCTATCTACTAATGACTGATTGGAGATACAAAAACACTAAATGGGAAATGAACTTATTTAGCGTTTTTCCAGAACTCGAGGAGTATTACGATGAAAGATCAATTAATTAAAGCAGCACGCATGCACGCTGAAGGTGAACTTGAGCGTGCTAAAACTAACATTATGGTTTATATGAATCAGAGTGTAGGTATCGGTGAGCACAGCGATATCGTTGAAGCTATTCAAGAAGAACTTGACAAGATGGCGGCGGCAACGGACCGCATTGAAATGTTAGAAAAACATTTTCAATAAAACGTAAATATATTGGTGTACAAACGCCGAAAACTAATATATAATAGTTCAAGTTAAAAATCAAATAAAGAGGTAGCGTAATGGCAACAGCAAATGTTGACACCAGGAAGTTTTTGTCCGAAACTAAATTTTATGAAGGCTACTCCCGCTATAAGGATGATGAGGGCAGATACGAATCCTGGGATGAGGCAGTCGATCGCGTGATCGATATGCATGCAAAAACATACAACAATAAATCAAACGAATTATCAGAATATTTAGAAGAAGCTCGTACAGCGTATAAAGAACAACGTGTATTAGCAGCTCAAAGATCACTGCAGTTTGGTGGTGAACAACTAATGAAACATCAGATGAGAATGTATAACTGTACATCATCTTATGTTGACAGACCAGAATTTTTTGGCGAAGTATTTTATATCTTGCTTTGTGGAGCGGGTGCAGGATTCTCTGTACAAAAACATCATGTTGATAAGCTACCTCTTATCCAGACTCGGACAAAGCAGGCAAAGGGATATGTTGTTGAGGACTCTATTGAAGGATGGGCTTCAGCACTCGACGTGTTGATGGCATCTTATTTTGTTGATGGCGGCAAGTATCCTGACTTTGCAGGACGTAGAGTATTCTTCGACCTATCACAAATTAGACCAAAGGGTGCAAAGATCTCTGGTGGATTTAAAGCTCCTGGTCCTGAAGGTTTACGGCGTTCACTCGATAAGATTGAACACCTGCTTCAAAGCATGGTTATCGATGCGAAAGAACCTGTAGCTTTGAGGCCTATTAATGTATATGACATTACCATGCATGCAGCGGATGCTGTTCTGTCTGGTGGTGTACGTCGGTCAGCCACCATCTGTCTTTTCTCGCCAGACGATGAAGAGATGATGAATGCAAAGACCGGTAACTGGTTTGTAGACAATCCTCAACGTGCTCGTTCAAACAACTCTGCAGTTATCGTTCGTGATAAAACAACTGCAGAACAGTTTGGAAAGATTATGGAATCAGTCAAGCAATTTGGCGAGCCAGGTTTTGTCTTTGTTGAATCCACTGAGCACACAACTAATCCTTGTGTCGAGATTGGCATGTTTCCACAGATTGATGGAAAGTCTGGTTGGCAGGGTTGTAACCTGACAGAAATCAATGGAGGCATGTGCGTTACCGAGGAAGACTTATATAAGGCATGCCGAGCAGCGTCTATCCTCGGTACCCTACAAGCTGGGTACACTGACTTTAAGTTCTTGTCAGATACATCTAAAAAGATCTTTGATCGTGAAGCTCTCCTCGGAGTGTCAATTACAGGATGGATGAATAACCCCGACATTCTGTTTGATGCCAAGATTTTGGAGAAAGGAGCGAAGATTGTCAAAGAGATCAATAGAGAAGTTGCAGCAATTATCGGAATCAATCCGGCGGCTAGAACGACTTGTGTCAAGCCAAGCGGTAATGCTTCGGTTCTACTCCAGACTGCTAGCGGTATTCATGCTGAGCATTCTGGTATGTATATACGTAACGTACAAATGAACAAAGAGTCTGAGATTACTCAGGCTATTATGAAGTCAAATCCATACATGGTCGAAGAGTCTGTGTGGTCAGCTGGCGGAACAGACGTTGTTGTGTCTTTCCCAATTATTCCAAAGAAAGGTTCTATCTTTAAGGACGACCTGATTGGTGTTAAACACCTGGAGTTAGTGGCAAAGGCACAGAAGCATTGGGTAAATGCTGGTACAAACGAAGATCTTTGTGCTGACAAGGGTATCCGCCATAACGTTTCAAACACAATCATTGTAGATGATTGGGATGAAGTAGAAGAATACGTATTTAAGAATCGTCATTCATTTGCTGGTATCTCGTTCCTGTCAATGATGGGTGATAAGGACTACAACCAGGCACCAAACACTCAGGTGATTACTGCAAAGGAAATGGTAAAGAAATATGATACTGCAGCCATCTTTGCATCAGGCATGGTTGTTGACGGACTAAAAGCATTTGACAATTTGTGGAATGCATGTATGACAGCTCAAGGCTTTGGCGAAGATCTATCATTGGATGATACAGCCACAAATGCAAAGAAGGATTGGGTAAGACGATTCAATCAGTTTGCAGATAACTACTGTAAAGGCGATGTAAAGAAAGCCGAATACTGTTTGAAAGATTCTTACCTTATGCATAAGTGGAATAAAATTCAATCAAATCTCAAGCAAGTAGATTGGAAAGAAGATCTAACTGAAAAGAAATACACAGACGTTGATACAATCGCTTCGGCTGCATGTGTTGGCGGTGCTTGTGAGATTGACTTTTAATGTCAGACTATCGCGTTGAATGTGAAGAGTGTGAAAACACTACCTTCGTCCAAACATATGAAAAACCTGAATTCTGTCCGGTGTGTGGACGCCGGGCAGAAGTCGAGAAACAACGAGATGATACGATTTGGGACATTGAAGATGATGAATAAATATCTTCATGTGGTATTATGAAAACAAACCTTATGACACTACCCCTGAGGAATACCAGGGATTTGTCTACATCATCACAGAGCTGGATACAGGTAAGAAGTATCTCGGTAAAAAGAACTTTTGGAAGCCGAAGATATTACCAAAAAATTCAAAGAGATCTCGCCGAGTTAGAACAAGAGTTGATTCTGACTGGCGAGACTACTATGGATCAAGCAAAGAAGTCCAACTACTGGTCGAGGAAAAAGGCCAGTCAAACTACAAACGAGAAATTATCAGACTGTGTAGAACAAAGGGAGAAATGTCTTACTTTGAAGCAAAGGCTCAGTTCGATAATGACGTACTTCTTTCCGATGAGTGGTACAATGAGTTCATAGGTTGTAAAATACACTCAAGACACCTGAAGTTATAAATAATATTATGAGGATATTATGGCAGATAAGTTAGTTTATGAAGTAATTGAATTGGCTTCTAAGGCCAAGAAGAAAGCAGACAAGATTAAGATCCTGAAAGAGAATGAGAGCTGGGCTCTCAAGGATATTCTCAGAGGTACACTCGACTCAACCGTGCAGTGGATTCTACCTCCAGGTCAACCACCCTACACACCAAACGTTGGACACAGCTCTCCATCAGATATAAAAAGAAAAAACACAGATTTTAGATACTTCGTAAAAGGCGGCGAAGGTGCTCGCATGCCTGCGTATAAACGAGAAAATATTTTTATCGGTTTGATAGAAGCAGTGCATCCAGAAGATGCAAAGCTAGTTATATCCATGATCAACAAGGAGAAGCTTCCTGGCATAACTAGACCGGTAGTACAGGAGGCCTTTCCGGGATTACTCTTAGACAAACCCTAACCGGAGAAACTCATGACAGCAACTCAGCTCGAACGACTTAAACAAGGCTCTATGGAACTCGAATCATATGCAAACAAACTCAAACGAAAAGGTCTGATTGACAGAATGAAAAAAATCCTAGAGAAACAATCGTTTATAGACAGGAGGATTGCTGAAGCAACATAAAAAAAAGGTTTACTTTTACCCTGAAATTTGGTATAATATAGATAATGCTAAATTTCAGGGTTTTTTATTATGAATCTATTTGTTCTTGACGAATGTCCTATTGTATCCGCTATGTGGCAATGCGACAAACACGTCCCTAAAATGATTGTCGAATCAGCTCAAATGCTGTCTACTGCTCATCGTATTCTCGATGGCTCTATGGAAAGACGACCTTCGAAGTCCGGTAAGACTATGGTCAAGTATTACAAGCTTGACAATCAATTCGAATCACTACTCTACAAAGCTGTACACCACGCTCATCCATGTACCGTATGGACTATGGAAAGTGCTGCCAACTATGACTGGCACTATTTGCACTTTGCAGCTCTGTGTCAGGAATACACTTTCCGCTATGGCAAAGTACACAAGACCGACCGCATACTGCGCGAAGTCCTCGAAACAAAACCACTAAATATACCATATCGCAATGGTGAGATGACACCGTTCAAGCTCGCTATGAAATCAAATCCAGAATGCATTGCGTTACAAGATCCAGTAAAAGCATACCGTGCATTCTACCAAACTAAACAGGACAGGTTCAAAATGGTTTGGACTCGCCGCGAAAAACCAGACTGGTTTAAATATAGGAGTGCAGCATAATGGGGTGGTGGAAACAAACTGAATTGTTAGAAAGGAAATATGGAATGTCTAAAGTAAACCCTCTCGATTATTTGTTGGTACTTCAAGAAGAAGTTGCTTATCAAAAGTCTCAGCTACAACCGCATGATACGGGTCATATACATACTACTATTAGTGTGCTAGAACAGCGCATTACAGAAATCGAGGAAAAGATCCGTGCCAAAGTACACGCTTAAAGACATGAAGACTCAAGAAGAATGGGATGTTATGTGCTCATATGAAGAGTTGCAGACTATTCTTGATGAGCTACCAGACGTACAGCAAGTCCTGAAGTTTCCAGCAATGGTGACTCAGGCTGGTAGTACGTTGAGCAAAACGTCAGGTGACTGGCGAGATCTATTAAAGAAAATTGATAAGAATGCAGGACGAAAGAGTAAGGTACATACGTGACAAGTTCTAAAGTTAAATACGAAGATCTACTTGAATTCGAACCAATTACTGGTAACCAAAAGAAAGCATTTGAACTTTGGGATGAAGGTGAAAACCTGATTCTGGCTGGTTCAGCTGGTACTGGTAAAACATTTATTGCAATGTACCTTGCACTTGAAAGTGTATTGGAAAGATCTACATCTTACGATAAAGTTATTGTTGTAAGATCAGTTGTAGCAGTCAGAGAAGTCGGATACCTTCCGGGTAAGTTGGAGGAGAAGACTGCAGTATATGAAGCTCCGTATAAAGCAATTGCTGAAGAGCTTATGGAAGACAAGGCTGCCTACAATAAAATGATTTCAAATCATATTATGCAATTTGAAACTACCTCATTTGTTAGAGGTAAGACATTCGATCGAGCAATTATTATTGTCGACGAAATGCAGAATCTCAACTTCCATGAACTCGATTCAATCATGACTCGAGCTGGTGAAAACTGTAGATTGATTTTCTGTGGTGATTATCTACAATCTGATTTTCACAATGAGGGGGAAAGGAACGGCTTAGCTAAGTTCCTTAATATCATGGACAGAATGAAAGAATTTTCTACTGTTCAATTTGGATGGGACGACATTGTTCGTTCTGGAATAGTTCGTGATTATATCATGACAAAAGAAATGATGGGACTAAAATGAAATGAAAAGACTATTGGCCGGTATGGCCACTCTTCTACTCGCAACATGTTCGCCGGTAGCAGCTCAAGATTATAATCCAAGTGGTCAGCCGCTTTACTCTAAACCTGTGCCATGTGGTGATTTACCAGGCCTGATTTTAGAGTTTGAAAAATCAAATATGTATCCTCTAGTAGGACTAGGTGGCTATTCTTGGATGGATGATGGAACAACACAAGCCTCTGTAACTATTTTAGTCGTAGATGAAACTGGTAGATTCGCAGTCGTAGAGAAAAACGCGTCATTTTTCTGTTTACTTTCTACAGGAAATGTGGTAGAATATAATTCTGATACAATAAAAGAACTGATGGAATGGAATTAGTATGGAGTTTATTCATGAAAAGATTGATCTTGGTTATGAAACACTGGATCGTGCTGAACACTCAGATGGTCGGCGCTATGTTACTACTGATGGTAATGCTTACCCTAGCGTTACTACAGTACTCTCCCTCGTAAATGAGGATAAGATTGCCGCATGGCGTAAGCGTGTAGGTGAAGAAGAAGCTAATCGAGTCGGTGGCCGTGCCGCAGCTCGTGGTACACAGGTTCATGCCATTATTGAAAAATACTTACATGGCGAGGATACCAGTGACTACCTGCCACATATTCAACAATCTCTTCAGAATCTCAAACCTCTTATTGACAAGCATGTCACCAAGGTATTTGCCACTGAAGTTCCACTGTATAGTGACCACCTTCAACTAGCAGGTACCTGTGATGCTGTAGTTGAATGGGATGGTAAACCTACTATCATCGATTGGAAGACATCACGTCGTCCAAAGAAAAAGAAGGACATCCCTAACTATTTCATGCAAGGTTCTGGCTATGCAGTTATGTGGGAGGAAAGAACAGGCATGCCTGTTGAGCTACTCCGTATCGTTATGGATGTAGATGACTTCCATCCTGTCATGTATATCGAAAAGCGTGATGATTGGATTGACAAACTAATTTATTGGAGAGACGAGTATAATCGTCGTCAAATGTTCCATGGATAAGGATTCCAAGAAGGCGGACCGGCTCCACCGGTCTACCTCTGCTCGTAAACGAAGGCGTGGACTTAAGGACATGATCTTCGAAAGGACAGTAAATCGTTTTTCTCGTTTAAGAAAAATGAGAAAAAAACGTAAGTGATTGTTCTAATTAAATAAAAAAGTGCATTTTTTCCTTTACTTTTAAAAAAATATAGTGTATAATAGATCTATAAAATGGAAAAGGAAGGAATATCCATGTTTGAAAAAGATCTCTTCGTTAATGACGGTGCCTATCTCCGCTACCGTACAGCTGAAGCTCCTTATGGCCAGATCGTTGGTCGCTGGAAATACACTGGTGGTTTTGTCACCAAGGGTGTTTTCAAGAAGTGGCTGATGAAGTCTGGTATCGAAGTTGCCGAATACTTTGACATGATCAAGAGTGGCATTGCTCCAGTGGACGTAATGCGCAAACTGGATGAAGGTTACTACAACTCACTCCGTGAGAAGTGGCAGCAAAAACAAATTGAGAAGTGGAGCTAATCATGAGACTAAAAGGTGCAATGACAGTTCTGAATAAACGTGCAGAATTTTATGGTGTCTCATTTGATGAGCTGATGGAGTGGCTCGATGGTGATGGTCCGATGCAAGTTGCAAACGAAACTATGGCAGTCAGCCGAGCCTACGAGGTCTATAAGCGTGAAGGCCAAGGGCTATACTGGTCTGGTCTTCTTGGTTACAAGTGGGTAACTCGTGAACAAGGTCTCGCTATCTACAAAATGTGGAAAGGTGATGGACATCAGCTAGACTTATTTGAGGAGAGTGTTATATGACAGTTTATCTAGACATGGATTGCGTAATTGCCGACTTCTTTTGAGCACTAGCAAAGAGTAACAATGTATCTCACTGGAAGTCAATCAAAGAAAAAGAAAAAGCTTTGATGGATCTCCATAACACCAATTTCTTTGATACTCTGGATTGCTTCAGAGGTCATAACATTCCTAACGATTCTCAAAAGATCGTACAGTTTGTAAAAGAAATCTCAAACGGTGATTGGGGTATCTGCTCGTCACCTCTTCGTGGTGACGAATATAACTCAGCTTACTGGAAACGTCAATGGCTTCAACGCTGGGACTTTATGCCAGATGATCTCGAAAAACTAATCTTTACCGGTAACAAGCATAAATATGCTCGTAATAAACTTACTGGTGAACCTAACATCTTGATCGATGATAAACCCGACAACATCAGACGTTGGGAAAATCACGGTGGAGAAGGTATCCTCTTCCAGTGTAATGAAGATGATATCGAGGAATATTTGTTTGTTGAACTAAGGAGAGTATTGAATGCGTAGTTTTTTCGAAATCATTCAGATGAGATCTGAGTTCGAAGATATCACTAAGGACTTCTCAATGTCGGTCGATGGAAGTAGTATAGATACTATTGAGTGGTTTTTAGAGAACGGCCATAGGTCGAACTCCCTTCGTAATGGCTTTGATCGTGCGAAAGAAATCGCACTTGCTATTAAGGAGTATGCAGATGGCTGCACAAAAGAAGTTAGAAGCTGGGAGTCAATATGAACATTTTGACAAAGACGGCGATGGTATAATTACTGATGAGGAATTTGAACTAGAACGAGAGATGATGCGAGCAGAAAACGAAGATAAGAAGGAAGATCAAATTAGACGAATGGCGTGGTTTGCTCTATGGGGTTTATTGATATACCCTGTAGGCATTGTAGTTACTGACATGCTACCGTATAGCTTTGAGTCTACAAGTCAGCTACTGGCTGACATTGCTCCTACTTACTTTGTGTCTGTATCAGCATTAGTGGGTGCTTTCTTTGGAGCGCAAGCTTATCAGAAATCAAAAGCTCCACCGCCTCCGACTGGTCGACCAAAAAAGTGATAAATGAAAAATTTAGTATTTCAATATTATATTCCGTATGAGTCCTTTGATGCTGATATGGGTGGAGTGGAATTACCAGAGTGGGCTATGGCCGGCTCTCGTTCTGCAAAGGCATATGCAGAAAAATATGGTGCCGAATACATTTTAGATCATGATCGTTACTTCGATCATTTAGATCCACGATTAGACTCAACTAAAATTGTGTTTGACGATAAGTACGATGAGTATGACTATATCCTTTGTTTGGATTTGGACATGCTCATTCGTGCTGATTGTGAAAATATCTTTATGGTCGAGCCTGAAGACGTTGCAATGGTGCATGAACTCGGCGTGCATACTGGCGGACCAGCTGGTTGGATGCGTAGAGTTATGGACGCACCGTTGTATCAGCGTGGAATCCTGGCCTATGGTAAACATCTATTCGGTAACGACTGGATGTTTCCTAAGTCGACATTGTATCCTGACGAGAGATTTAGATATCTGAATGGTGGTATCCAACTCTGGTCGAGATACGGTAGACAGAAAGCTCGTCAATACTTTACGAGTCTAGATGATTATGTTCTACATACAAGATATACAGAGCAAATGTATATCAACCTACAATTATCACAGCCCGTATTTTGCGTGACAGAACTTGATACATATTGGAATAGAATGCCATATCAATGGCAGGGCAAGCCAGATGGACGTATCAATCACTTCCTTGCACGTACTAAATTTGAAATGCCTAAACTTGAAAAAACGGAGTTAAGCGTATGGGACAATTCCTAGAAGTTGCTGCTGAAAAAACTCGTGGCCTAAACTGGACATCAACAAATCTTGCTAAACATCCTGGCGTAGATAAAGTCGATTGGAGAGATCTTCCGACTAAGTATGCTGACAATACGTTTGATGGCATTTACAGCGAGCACTTTATTGAGCATCTGTATCGCTATCAAGGTGTAAACTATCTAAAAGAATGTCTACGTATCCTCAAACCAGGCGGTGTGCTGCGTACGGTATGGCCGCCACACGAATTTGTAGAAAAACTCGTTAGTGATGAAAAGCTTACGCACGATGAAGAACAGTTTGTTGCAGCATACCACAAGTTCTATGTTGAAGGACATAACTTTGCTGGTAAAGGGCATAAGCATAGATCGCTGCGTGAGCAGTGTGCCATTGGTTTACTGCACCAGAATGG